ATGGTAAACGTTTTACCCACTTTTTGTATGAGAAATTCATATGAAGGGTGGGTTTTTTGTTTGTTTTTAGAAGATGTCTATAAGGAATTTTTATATGATCTTGAAATCAAAAACTATTCTCCAAGAACTATTAAAGGGTATAAAAACAACAACAAGGCATTTCTAAACTACTTAAAAAATGAATTTGAGATTGATGAACTAGAAGAAGTTACTTCCAAACACATTAAGTCCTATTTAATGAATTTGAAACAAAAGGGTTTAAAAGAATTATATATCAACAGTGTCCATAAGTGTTTACGTTCCTATTTTAAATTCATGGTTGAAGAAGGTTACATTGCAGAAAAGCGAAATCCAATTCTTTCTGTTAAATTCATGAAGGAACCAAAGGTCATCATTAAAACGTTTACTGATGATGAAATTAAACGAATGATAAATGCCTTTCCTAATAATAACTATCTAAATTTGCGGAACCGTCTTATCATAATGTTTTTTGTTGACTTAGGAATCAGAAATCTTGAACTTTGTTCCCTTACTCATTTAAATATCATGGAAACTATCATTCAAATACGGGGAAAAGGGAATAAGGATAGACATTTATACGTTTCACCTTTATTAAAGAAATACATGATTAAATACGAGCGTATAAAACATGAATATTTTAAAGATAAATTAATGATTGAAAACAATTACTTTCTTTCACGTAATGGTAAAACATTGACGATAGATGCTATTGAAAAAATTATCAAGGAAGCAGGAAAAAGGGCAAAAGTAAGAGATTCCATTCGTTGTAGCCCACACACGATAAGGCATTATTACGCTCAGAAACAATTAAAATTAGGGCTAGATGTGTATAGTTTAAGTCGGCTGTTAGGTCACGAATCCACAATGATTACAACCCGATATTTACAGTCATTGAATGATGAAAATATAGTTGAAATGGCAAAATCAACAAGCCCATTATCTAATCTATAAAAAGGAGTTAATAAATGAATCAATTAGATCAAGAATGGTTGCTACTAATACTTGAAGCAAAACAGCTAGGTCTAACAGTTGAGGATATACGAGAATATTTACAAGAAAATCAAAAGGAGATAATCGAAGATGATAAATAAGTATGAAAATAACGTTTTAGAATGGATTAAAAATCACTTTGATATGTCGGCTATTGTTGTTGAAGATTTCAATGTTTTACCTTACGGGAAGCGTATTCTTGATATGGAGGGAAATGAAATGACTGTCTTTTATGATTTTTGGACAGGTAATGTTAAAGAATTGTTTCCTCATGAAATAGCTTAAATAAAAAAGAAAAATGGCTTAGAGATACTCGCAATATCCCTAAGCCGATAAGTTTTCATTCAACTAAAACTGAATAAGAAACATCCTATTCCCCTTTATTATAAAATTTTAAAAAATAGATTGCAAGGGGTCTAGTTTACTATTGTCTTTTTTAGGATGTTTCAGTGTGAGTTGCCGATAAGCACACTATAATAAATTTCGTCAGGTAATGACCCAGCCATAGCTTAAAATGGGGATAGGACACAATAAGCATTTCCCTATTTATGCTTGTGTCTGAATGGTGAGGGCTACCATTAAGTGCTGATCGAAGGAAGGGTAGAGGTTGATATACCTGCAAGATATTTCACAAGTAGAATGTGTGCAAATTTGCGTATATTCGAAACTCTTAGGGCTACTTGATAGAGTAGGAATATTGAGAAGAAAATTCTCCGACAAATAGGGTGTTACAAATACGGATACCACAGACCGATACACTAAAAGGAACAGTCGCTTGTCTATTGTCATTGATTATTTTTTAATCTTTGACAGTAGGCAACAACTATGCCCAAGCCGTTGTCCACGACACTCAACCTAAAAGTTTAGGGAACATCAAAATCAAAGTCAAGTAAATAACATGAAAAACTTCATAATATTTTATAATAAAACCAAAGTTTTATCTTAATAAAATAATAATAGAAAAATAGAAAAAATAGTTGCCAAAATGAAAATAAATGCGTATAATAGAAGGGAGACCTTTAAAAATGTTTATAAATATCCCATAATATCATACTATATATTATTAACTTTAAGGATATAATAAACCATTTTTAATAAGGTGTCAACAAAAAAATAAAAACAGGAGGTCATGCTATGACATATTTGAAAGAAGAAAATGTTTCAAGTTGGAATATGGAACAAATTGCACTAAGGAAGGGGTTGCCTAATCTATATATATCAATGTTGAAGGCAATGGAAGGAGATCACAGATTTTTAGATTTACAGATAATGAGAAAGAGGAAAATTGAATACTGGGATAATGACAGAAAGATTCATGAATACATAATTGTTGTAGATAAAACATTAAACAAATATTTAACGAAATTGAAGAAGATTTATTGTAGCAATACTGAACATACTTTTTCCGCCAAATATAATGATTTAAAAGTTGGAGTAAGATCAACAAATAAAGTGTTTGAAGCAAGTGAAATTGAATCTATGTTTATTAATTACATAATTACATTTCCATATGGCTTTGTTGAGGTTTTAGATGGAATGTTTGTTACTGTACCTAGCATTAAGAATTTCAAAGGGGAAAATGACGAACACTCTAATAATAAATTAGTAAAATACATAGTTAGTAGCTTTGAAAAACAAGTGGTACTAAAAAGAATACATAAGGAAAAAGATGTAAAAAGATTAATGGTCAAGGGGAAAACGTATTTTGTTAAACAGAATGATTTAGAAGAAATCTCATATGAAGATATAATACTTTCTCAAAGTTCAGATGATGATGATACTGTTTCATTTGAGGAACTTATCAGCGAAAACTACTCTACATACGATTACGGAAAGAAAAAGGAATACAATTACATAATTAATAACTACCGAGACATATTAACGGATAAACAACTAGAACGCTTTGATTTGTTGGTGAATGCAGTAGAAACAGGGCAATTTGAAATAGATCATCTATTTCATCCAATACATAAGAATCAGTTTAATATTGAAGCTGTAGGGAAGATTTTATTTCCTGACCAAGATAATAATTATCGTCAACCAGCGGTTAGGAATATGTTGAAATCAATGAAAAGCAGAGTGAATAAGGATTTAAAAAAGCAAGGATTCGAGGAAATAGAAATCAGAAGTGACCTTGCACCGTTTCCAATGCTTCCACCAAAAGAGAATAAAATGTTTATAGATTTTAATATTGGTAGAAAATATATTAGAAAAAATTATCACATAAATGATTTATACGAAGGTATTGTTAAGTTTTATACTGATGAACAAGTTATTCCTCTTTATGAGTTGGTTGAATTGATGACAGGAAAAACAACGGTAGCTGAATTAATTAAAAAATATCATATAGATAAGAAAGTGGCTCGATCACTTGATGGAGCAGTATATACATACATACCTGATGAATTTGGGGAAGAAGTTATTAAGGGGAAAACATTTCGCTTATTAGAAAAGAAAATTGTTGTGAAAGATGGAACAAGTTATAGATATATTGATTTAAAGAATGTGGAAAATTTTAATATAATATCCTAAAATTGTTATTATTTTGTAATAACTATAAATAGAAGGGGATGTATTCTCCTTTATTCTTTCATGTTTGACCTCTCCCTTCTTGACCGCTTGGAAATATCCGAGTGGTTTTTATTTTGGATAAATACTCATAAATATTAATCAGATGGAGGAATGAAAATGGTAGAAATGATTTGTTTATCAGTAGTAGCAATTGCAGGAATGATTTTAATATCAAAAGATGGGAGGTAGGATAATGTGGATTTATCAAATATTCCATTAGACACTTGGCTTGGACAGGGTATATTCTGTTTACTTTTTGTATGGTTGCTGATTGATACCCGAAAAGAAGCCAAGCAAAGGGAGGATAAACTTTCAGCACAAATTGATAGGCAAAATGAAGCACAAGAAAAAATAGCTTTATCCTTACAACGCGTAGAAACACAAATTGAAGAATTAAAGGAGGGTAAATAATGGCTGAAGTTACTCAAGACGCTTATATTGCACTAAGAACATACATCACATCTAATTGGAAAACTGTATCACTAAGGAATGATACAAATAGAGAAATTAAACGACTTACATACGATAGTTCAAAGGTTAAATGGACACATACTAAAACTACAGAACAAGTACAAACAGGTGTCAATGACTTTGACGAACCGATTTATGACTATGTAGAAGTCGAAAGCAATCAAACATTAGAATTAACAATTACTCTCGCTGGTGCTGATTTTTCACTTCCAGCAACAATTAGTAAATCAGTCATCCTTAACAGTAATAATAAGGAAATCAGCGTAGAAAGTTTTCAACCCTTTACTTTTGAAAATGCAGGAGATCAATTAACTATTAAGCACAAAATACAAGTACCTGCGATTGCGTAGGTGATGGATTATGCAAATTGAAGTAGTTTCGTATATTTCCCCGATCAACTCCCTCGCAAGTCACAATAAAGAAGTAAATTTGAAGAATGAAACAGTTGAATTAATATCCGCTATTAATCATCTTGTTTCAGAAGCAGAAGTGCCGAAAAAACAAACGATAGTAATTGAATCATATGTATCAACAATTAATGGTGCAATAGTCAAAAGTGGTAATGAAATACAAAACGTTACTATTTCCTTGTCATCATTTGTAAGCCCTATAAATGGCGAAATTGACGTTAGAATTAAAATAATACCTAATGTAACAGTTTGCGAATTAAGCACCATAGAGGGGCAATCTAGTTGCTATTACATAGAAAATCCTTCATTTGTGGAGGTGATTTAGATGTTACAAGGGGACACAGTAAGATTGCAGTGTCATTTTAAGACATTTGACGGAAAGTCAGTCGATCCAATCGACCTTAAATTGACTATTTATAATAGTAAAAAGGAACAAATTGAACAAATACCATTAGATGATACTCACAAAGAGAATGTGGGTATTTTTTATTACGATTACAGTCCTGCCAGTGAATTGAACGAATTTATTTTCGAGTTTGCTGGCAGTGTTAATAATAAACCTATCCTATCTAGGGGTAGAGTAGAAATTAAATTTAATCAATAGGAGGTCACAAAATGGCACAAGAAATCAGTTTTACACAGGAACAACTAGATGAAGCAATTCAAAACGCAAAGAATGAATGGGTTGAAAAGGAACTTAATCCTATCATTACTGAAAGGGATGAATTATTACAATTCAAACCAAAAGATTTATCGGATGAAGAAAAAGCGTTACAAACTAAACAACAGGAATTATTTGATAAAGAGATTCAATTCGAATTGAAATCAGCAGGACTTGAACAATTTGCAGGTGTCGTCAAAGTGACGAATACTGACGAATTAACAACGGTGATTGAATCACTTACAGGTATTGTAAATGATATTAAAGTATCACTAGGGTATATCCCCGACAATCACAAGCAACAAAATGAATACGATACCTTTGCACAAAAGAATGATACCAAAGGCATGATTGCAACAAAATTAAGTAAATTATTTGGGTAAATTGCACTTTAACAATATGTTGGAGTGCTTTTTATATTAAAAATATTGGGTAGCGACCTAAACGCTAAAGGAGAATTTATATTATGTTTAAATCTACGAACTTTACTGAATTAGAACAAATTTCATTAGCGAAAGAAATTGCAGTTATCGGAGTACAAGCAACACCATTTACATCAATGTTAATGGCAAAAGGAAATATTGAGAAAGCATTGTCTACTGTCTATACATGGAGAGAAAAGACACTTGATAAAACTGATGATTTATCCGCAGTTGAAGGTGAAGATACTGCAGTATTTTATGAATCAGCAAGAGCAGAACTAAATAACATTTTGGAAATCTTCAAGAAAGGTGCACAAATTTCAGGAACAGCAATTGCAATGAAATCAACTCAATTTGCAGAGGAAGTAAACGATCGCCTTCTTGAATTGAAAATTAACATGGAAAAGAAATTCATCAATGGATTGCGTAATGATGGTTCTGCAGCACCTTTCAAACGTCAACTAAGTGGATTAATTGAAATGGCTGACCCTTCCAATGCTGTAAGTGTGACAGGAAGTGTCACAGAAGATGATGTTAAAAAGGTTATGCGTAATCTTTGGAATCAAGATTTAGCAGAAGGTCAAGTTTATGCTTTTGTAAATGCTGACATTAAAGAACAAATTGACGCTATTTACAAAGACAAATATGGTTATAACCATGTAACTACTTCTTTCGGCTTGCTTGTAGATTCTATTAATACAAACTACGGAACTGTAAACTTTGTACTTAGTAAACACGTTCCAGCCGACAAAATTGTTGTATTCAATGATAACTATGTTGATCTTGCCTATCTTCGTGAGCCACACTTTGAGCCATTAGCAAAAACGGGTGATTCAATTAAAGGTCAAGTTATTGCTGAAGCAACATTAAAAGTAGGTTCTAAGAAAGGTGTAGCAGTTGTAACTGTTGCAAGTAAATAATTCATTACATAACAAGGAACGTTCTTCTTAAATGGGGAGCGTTCTTTTATTTAATCAAAAGGAGAAAAGAGGATGAATGACAGAGATATTTATTTTCTAAAACGCAGACATAAGAAAATTAGTATGCAAAAAATAGCGAAATATATTGGTTGCAGCCAGTCATTAATTTCACGTTATGAAATAGGTGACTGTTTAATGTCAGAAGAAAAGATACAGCTTTACAAAGAATTTATAGATAACTATAAAAAATAATCAAGAATTGAGAGGTGAAACAGTGAACAGATATAGAAATTCGTCATGACCACTTCCTTTTATTTCATGAATGAGCGTTTGAAGAAAAATGAACACTTCAAACAATATGCTCTAGGAATAAAAGGAGGAAGCATTTCACTATTTTGTGAGATGTGGTTAATGACGACAAATAATGTTGTCATAGGATGTTTATAATTAAAAGGTAGTGGGAGATTTTCAATCTTTCGCTAATTGATGAAAGAATATTACAAAGAAAAATGTCCATCTTGGGCAAATAACGTTGAGGTTAAAAATGATTTAATACTAGGTGATGATATAGACAGCTTAGCAACTTGCAATCTATTAACCGACATAACAAATGAAAATTGGAAAGTTAATTACTTCTATAATTTTAAGGATTTTTACATACATACTGAAACTGAATTATCGACTATCGGGGTTGATATGGCTTTTACAAGGAATGTGAAGTGTTTTGATAACCATGTATCAAAGGAACATTCTAATAGCCCATACAACCCTTTTTGTATGAATTTAAACTTATACAAAGGTGTTAGTCGTGAAAACTACGGTAAAAAGTATTCTATGTCAACTTTACTCATGGTTATGAGTTATTATGATATTCCTTTACCAAAGTCACAAGAAGGTAAGGAATTACTGTTAGCGGTTGATACAGCTTTTAAGGGATATTACAGTAGTTATTTTAACCCTATACATACTAATTGGCTTGAAATCTTAGAGTACACAGAATTAATTGACATTCTGAAACAAAGGGATAGTAAATATTTTTACGACATTATCAAATACTTTGGATTACATGAAAAAGTATGGATTGATGAAAATGGCTTTCTTCAATCAAATATTAAACTTGAAGAAATTCAGCCATATTTTGATTGGAAACTAGAATTACCTAAGCAACAGTTTTCTTTAAGGAAGGAATGTATTAGAGAAGGTCATGAAATAGGAAAGAAGAGTATCCCAGAAAGAAGTCAATTAATCTCATTAGCTTTTACATCTAAAAATTATATTTCTTATACATACAAAGCATAAGTGGGGTCAATTATGACCCTGCCCTTTTTTATTAAATAAGTTTGACTTTATTTGACTTTTGACCAAATTTGACTATAATAAAAATAGGAGGATTTACCTATGAAGAACTATTTTTTCTGTTACAACAAGCGTGTATCTGATTTTCTAAAATCGAAGGAAATACACCATATTACAGTGGCACAAGATCCAAAGACGAAGAAAATTTTTAGTTTATTTGAAATTAACGAGCCACTCAAAAAGGCACTTGATGAATATAAAACACAAACGAAATAAATAATATCTCTTTATCTAAATCTATCTATAATCGGAGGTCACTAAATGAGAGTTAGTGAATTAGTAACAATAGAACAAATTAAAAGCTGGAAATCTGGCGATATTATCACCATTAAAGCAGGAACAGGAGCAGGAAAAAGCTACTTCATCAAAAACAACCTTTATGCAAGAGCAAAAAAAAATAAGAGAAAGATATTATTTCTCATACATAGAACTAATTGCGTGAATCAGTTTCAGTTAGAAATTGAACATGATAAAAAGACCGACAATATACATATTATGACATATCAGAAACTCGAAGCAATTTATAAAAATGGTGGAAGTTTTGACTTTACACCCTATAAATATATCGTTTGTGATGAGTTCCATTATTTTATGTCAGACGCTTCGTTTAATAAAACAACTGATATTTCATTAAATAGGATTCTTGAACAAAATAAAAAAATAAGAATCTTCATGTCTGCGACTGGTGACTATATGACAAAATACATACGAAAATATAAAAAATTGAATACAAAGGATTATGAATTACCAATTGATTTTAGCTTTATAAAAGAATTAACTTTTTTCAATAAAGATGAATCATTGGAAAAGTTTATTGAGGAAGCTATTAAGAAAAATCATAAAGGAATATTTTTCATTCAATCTGCCAAGAAAGCGTACAATTTGTATGAAAAATATAAGGAGCATTGTTTATTCAACTGCAGTAAATCAAACGCAGATTACTATAAATATGTTGATGAAGAAAAAATAAATCAAATGCTACTAAAAGAACAGTTCGAGGAAAAAATCCTTATAACTACAACTTGTTTAGACGCTGGTGTGAATATTATTGATCCTGATTTAAAGCATATTGTTTGTGATGTGAACGATACAGGAACACTTATTCAATGTATAGGTAGAAAACGACTGGAAAATAAAGATGACCACATTTATCTTTACATCAAGACAATAAACAATCAAACACTTGGAGGATTTCAAACACAGTTATCAAAGAAACTTGAAATGGCAAGATTCTTAAGAAAACATACAGTACAGGAATACATTGAGAAGTATCCGAGAGATTATGATAAATGGAGCATTGTTTATGATGATGTTGTAGAAGGTGAATCAGACAAAGGCACTAAGAAGGTAAATGACTTAATGTATTTTAAATGTCTTACTGATGGTTCAGAAATAGATATTATGTTAAGTCAAGGTGATTTTGGTTATTGCAAGGTAATTGCAAGGAAATTTGGTTTCTATGATGAATATGACGGATACCAATACAGAGTGATTGAGGAAGAATACGAGAATAACCAATTAGAAACTTATCTTGATAATGTAGTTGGAAAAGTAATGTTGAATAAAAGCGACAGGAAGGAACTGATTGAAAAAGTCAATGTCAAACAGGATGGAAAACTGTTAAAGAGTTTAGATAGCTTAAATTCTGCATTAAGAGAACGTAATATTGATTTTTTCATTAAGCAATTTGAAACAAGTCGTGTACTTGAAGGTAAGAAGAAAAAATATAAATCAGCATGGAAGGTTATGAAATTGGTAGAAAAATAGTTTTACCCCCCTAAATGAGCGTAAACCTCTTTATAGAGCTTGTCGCCCAAAAAAGGGGGTAGATTTAAAATATTCACCCCTAGGGACTAACTTTTCCGCTATCGCTACAAAGTAAGTCCTTCCCCTCAAGGGGAAATCTTATCTTTCTTAGGATGGTTTATTATGAACTGTCCTTTTTTCTATTCACAAATATAATCATTGGAGGAATATATAATGAAGCAAATTATTAATAGTATTCAATTACATATCAATGAATTACAGGATAATGTAGCACATTTAAAGGAAATTAATGATAACCAATTTAAATTGTATGATGAAGCGTTGTCCATCATGGACAAAATGGAAGGTGATAAGTAATGAATATTTATCAAGCATTACAAAATGTATCCTATAAGAAACAGGAATACTTTAAATGGAAACATGATATAAGATTCAATCAGTCCATTCCTAAGAAATCAGAAGAAGAATTTCTAAAGGTTGTTGATTTGAAATCATTAAACACTTTTCATAGGTGGGAACGATCACAGGAATATAAAAATTTATTATTGTTACTGTTAGAATCAAAAGTTGCAAATGATTTTGATGAAATATACAGAGTAGTTACGGATAAGGCAAAGGATGGAGATGAGAAATCTATTCGTCTCTTTTTGTCTATGCAGAAGGATATACAATCAAATGCAAAATTGGCAGCACAAACATTTACAAGTGTTGAAGATGAAGAAGATACGGAAGATGATGATTTAGATTTAAGTTGAGGGGGGACTATATTTAGTCCTCCTTTTTTTATTGGAGGTGAGTAGATGGCGGTTAAAAGTAAAAATAAGAAATTGGACAAGGTCATGAAGGACTTTCGATTGTTTGCTAAGAATTTTATTAAGATTATTGATAATAATGGGGATACTATACCTTTTACATTGAATCCTGAACAGGAACAATTCACAAATGAAATGGTTAAATATAATATCATTTTGAAAGGTCGTCAGATAGGATTTACAACGTGGTCATTGGCTTATATGTTGTATTCCGCATGTACTAAGCCCGATACAAACTATTTAATGATGACACACCATAATAAAGTTACACAAAGTTTACTAAGACGTATCAATAAAATGTACAACTCTCTTCCACATGATAACCCTAAGTATTCTCATTTGTTCCCTAAAAAGTTAATTAGCAACAGGGATGAAATATATTTTGATAATGGTTCACGTATTCAAGTTGCTACTGCTGGCGGTGAAGATAGTATAAGTGGTAACACATTTGAATTAATTCATCTATCAGAAATGGCTAAATATCCAAATGAAGCCCAGGAAGAAATCATTGCTACAAGTATTCCTGCCCTTGCAAAGAACCCAAATAGTAAGATCATTATTGAATCTACAGCAATGGGCTATAACGTATATCAAGAAATGTTTGTTAAGGCATACAGAGGTAAGGAATCAGTATGGAAAGCACACTTTTACAGTTGGCTTGCAAAAGCATATAGTGAACAATTTAAACATTCATTTGATGAAGCCGAGACATGGTACAAGTTACATAATCATGGTAAGAGATTGACATATGATGAACTTGAACATGATGAAAGGATTCTTAGGGATAAATATAAGGCAACTTTTAGACAGTTAATGTTTAGACGTTATTATATAGAAACAAATTCATTAGAAAAGTTTATGCGTGAATTTCCCACTACTCCAGATGAAGCATTTGCAGAAAGTAATAATGCTGTATTTGATACTAAGAAAATATTAGAAAGGTTACAGAACGTCATACCACCACTTGAAACTAAGGAAATATATGACGAATTGCCGGACATTTTAAAGCCATATATTAATAATAGTTTATTCATCTACCATTTACCTAAGAAGGGAATTAAACATTATGCAGGTGTTGACGTTGCTTCGGGTACTGGTGGAGATAATTCTACAATGGCTATTTATAATGCTGATGGTCAACAAATGGCTTCATTCTATGCAAATGAAATTCCTGTCTACAAGTTTGCGGAAATCGTAAACAGTTTAGGCAGGTATTTTAATTATGCCTTTATTTGTGTGGAAAGGAATAGTTATGGGTTGCCTCTTCTTGAAAAGTTACGAAAGGAATATGGTTATTTGAATCTATTGAAACAGAAAATATTTGACCAAAAGGGTAAGAAGAAACTTCAACTTGGATTCATGACCACTACCACAACGAAGCCGATAATCATAAATGATTTAAAGGAAAACTTTGAATTAGGCATGATTAATATAGAATGTGTTGAGACACTGGAAGAAATGAAAATCTATCAAGAGGTTAAAGGGAAAATGGGCAATAAAAAAGGTGCTAATTTGCATGATGACTTAGTTATTGCTACAGCTATGATGTGCCAAGCAATGAAGCAAAGTAAATATTATGTAGATATTTGAGGTTAGGTTCAGCCAAGAACTTAGACCTCTTTTTAATTTGTAAAGGAGGAATAAAAATTGAGTGATAAATTAGATCAGTACATAAATGATAAATATGACAATGCTAGTGATTGGTTTATTGAGGAAGTACAATCTATAAGCAATCAACAACGTGTATTAGATGTAATGGATAAAAAGAAATATCTAAATGGAAGTCATAAGATTAAGCAGACCCCAAGTTATAAATATAATGGCAAAGAGTTTAATCCTAGACGAATTGTATTGCAGTATGCTAAGACGTTATTGTCATTTCAGCAAAATTATCTGCTTGGAAACCCGATTACATTTACAGGTAATGAAGATATTGTAAAGGAATTTCTTAGAGTAAATAAGCAAGGTAAGTATAATCGTTTAAATCAGAAGATACTTGATAAGGTGCTGAAATATGGTTCAGTAGCAGAGTATGTATATTTGGATGGAAAGGTAATTAAATCAAAGTTGATTGATCCAAGTGAGGGCTTTCCTGTTTATGATAACGAGAATAATCTTATTGCTTTTATTGAAGCGTATGTGAGTGATGGGATTAGTTATTATAATGTGTTTACTGATAAGTATGTGGAGAAATATAACAATGAAGGTGATACGCTGAAATTAATAGACAGGAAGGTATCATTAAGTGGAATGCCTATTGTCTATCATAATGATAATGAATTATCAGATGTAGAAGGTAGAAGTGAATTAGATGATTGGATAGAGATATTGGACAGTATGGAGGACTTAATAAGTAAATATACTGATTCGTTCTACAAATTCATTGATCCGATATTTATTACTAAAGGTCAGACACTAAAAGGTGAATCTATACCAAGTGAAATTGTTGGAAAAGGTATAAATATGGATGATGGAGCAGATGCAGAGTTTTTGAGTAATAAATTAGATTATAAATCCTTTGAAACGATCTATAAGACGTTATTGCAATCGTTATTAGATACAAGTAGTACACCTGCTGTAAGTATGAATAAGACAGACATAAGCAATTTGTCGGAAGTAAGTTTAAAACTATTATTCTCATTAGCGGATGAAAAGGCAGGGTTAAATGAACAATTCATGCGTGAAGGTATTGAACAGAGAAATGAGAAGATTAGAAAGTTGTTAGCATTACAGGGAGTGACATTTGATGAAGAATCATTTGATACATTAGATTTCGTGTTTCATTATAACCAACCTTCTAATGATAAAGAAACGATTGAAAACCTAGAGAAGTTAAATGGTATGGGGGCTATTAGTTTAGAAACGATATTGGCTAAGAATCCTTATGTAAATGATGTGGCTACAGAATTAAAAAGGTTGTCCAATGTGGATAATAAAAAGGGAAATAACGAGGGAAATAATCATAATGATAAACAGGTCAGTTAAATTGACATGAATGGGTGCGAAGTTTAATAGAAATGTTGTAGTGTCAAGGTTAGATACTTTACATACTATATTAAACTTCACGCCCCTGTTATTATATTTTTTGTTGATTTTTTTAAAATAATGGGTTAGAATTATTGTCAACTAGAAAATTTTCTGAAAAATAGGCAAAGTTGAGTAGTACCAACACTTTTGGGGGTATGAAAGATTGCTACCTATAACAATGATTATGTTAACTTGGCTAATCCTTATCATAATAAATCTTAGATACAGGATAAGATACCTATTTTTTGGAAGAAATTCTTATAAAATTTTGCTTTTATTAGTCCATTTAATAGGATAGCCGATACCCCAAAGTCAAAAAATCAGCCCCCTAGCATACCATTTTACACACCCAATAAAAAAATTCATAAACTTCAAAGGATTCCCATATTTTATATCGAATGTACTAGATAAAAAGATATAAGGGGGGATTTTTATATTTATCTTTATTATTGTTGTTGTTGTAATACTTGTAATTGGCTATGCTGTATCGGCTTCACAAACAAAACATGACAAAAAAGTAAATCAAACAAGGGTAAATGTTAGAACAGACATTCAAAACAATTTACACTCCAAGGATTTTTACATAACAAGAAATTATCTTTCAGAGGAAAGTAGAAGTGGGATTTATTATGATGAAAAAAGTAAACGTTTTGCAGTCATAAAATTATCTCGAAAAAAATCTGATCCAACTCAATATCATTATTCACTAAAATTAATAGAATCAAAGGATATTGTAGAATCTGAAATTCTTCAAGATGATGTATCCATTACTAAAACGTCAAGAGGTGGACAACTAGCTGGTGCATTAATCGGTGGAGTTATTGCAGGTGGTGTTGGTGCTGTAATTGGTGGTGTTACTTCTTCTAAATCTACTACTGAAAAGATAAAGAAATTAACATTAAGGATTACAGTAAATGATACAAGCCAACCTATTATTGATGTTGTCTTTGCTGATTTTCCATCACCGAAGAATAAGAATGAAATTAAATTCACTGTAGATAGTATTGATTATTTTCATAAAGTTATAAGCGTCTTATTAAAACAGAATGAAAATGAAAAAAATCAAGTAATAATGCCTAATGCTATAAATTCTGTTGCAGATGAACTAAGGAAACTATCTGAACTAAAAAATGATGGTATTTTATCAGATGATGAGTTTCAACAACAAAAACAAAAAATACTCTCGAATTGAGGTGATTTACACATGATGGATAAGTTAATAGAGATGGATAAGAACCTAAGAATAGGACTTCTCTTGACCGCCTTCTTTTTGTCTTTTATTATATTTTTTGCTACTAGCAGTGGATGGTTTGTGTTATTAGGATTTGTTTTTATAGGAATACTTATAGTTTCCAATATTAAATATGATAAAAAGTATCGTGAAAATATTGAAAGTTCTTTAGAAGAAACTTTAAATCAATACGGTTTTGTATCAGATGTTTCTTATTTAAGTGATGACTACATTTCAGGAATAGCAATAAATGAATCTACACAGAAATTAGCTTTGCTAAAGAGAAATGCTAGGAATCAACCTTTTGTATTTAAAACGTTTGATTTTAATGAAGTTTTAGAGTCAGAAATAATTGAAGATGGTGCTTCAATAACTAAAACTTCAAGAGGAAGTCAAATAGGTGGTGCAATTGTTGGAGGAGCGTTAGCGGGTGGAGTTGGAGCAGTTATAGGTGGATTGAGTGCAAAACAAACATCAAATGAACGTGTTTATAGGGTTACATTAAACATAGTTGTAAATGATTTATTAAATCCAATTTACGAGATTAACTTTCTAAATGTCACTAATCCTCTAGATAAAAATAGTGAATTAGTAAGAGGTATGTATTCAGACATAAACAAATGGCATAAAATGATAAGTGTCATTTTAAAGAGAAATCAATTAAATAGTTAGCAATGTAAATAAGAGGTGTCAATATTTGATACTTCTTTTTTTATATAAAAAGAGAGGAATGATATTATGAATAACCTTCAACGTGTCCAATTAGAAACAAAAGGAGTTAAGTTAGATCAGTCAGAATTGTCTATTTATCTCCAAGAAAACGACTTGCAGCCATTTGATGAATATAACCCACAATCAGCAACAAATAAACGGAATATTTATCGTAGTGCATTAAGTGTACTTGAAAGTATCGCTTCATCACCCGACACTATGAAGTCATATAAGATGGATGATATTACCATACGGGATTTTCACGCAAAAGTATTGAATCAGATTGACAATTTGGAACGGAAAATAAGGCAAATGAAAACGGATGATCAGTTAAAAGGGGAATCTAACTTTTTCATGTTGTTTGCGGATTAAAAAAGGGTACTGCAATATTGCAATACCAAAAGTAGTTATAAAAAATATGCGAAAATTGTCGCAGTTTAATTATAACATTAATGGAATTTTACTGTAAATGATATAGTACAAAAGGAGGTATATAAATGTTTAATCTAGTTGATGACTTTCAATATATATTAGATAGTTTAGGTGTAGATGTTCAGATTAATGCAGTATCTACAAAGGCAGTAATAACTAATACACCTGTAAATGCTAATTATGATGATAAGAAGATCAATACACTTGATGTAATTAAACGCGGTGACAAGGTTAATTATGGTGATGGAGTGTTTTTAATCATTTCAGAGGTTAATGGGAATAGATACGGAAAATATAAAGCATTATTGAGAAGAACTAATTTTAGTTTACCTATTAAAATTGACGAAATAAAAGAGTTAGTTGGAACTAATGATTTTGGTGAACCCGTTTATAAAATAACTCCAATTAATGTAAATGAAGAATGTATAGTTGCTAATCAAACTGCTTCAGTGGAAAACGGTTCTATTAGATTACCAAATGGAAATATTGATTTAATGTTCCAAGACAATGAGAATACAAAGAAGATTAAACTTAACGACACCTTCACAGTAGCAGGACAGAAGTATAAGGTAATTGGATTTGATAATACTGAAATAGGATTAATTATTGCTAAATGTGAAAAAACTACTGCACTAAATTAG